GGTACACCGTTCCCTCACCACCAACAAAAACCTGCCCACGGGCGAAAATTGGCAAATCTATGCAATCACTACAACCTCCGCCCCACAGCTGATCGGGCGCGAGGAAAACGGAAACTGGATTTTCGGGTCCTCTTTCCGTGTTAGATTTTTCGCGAAAGGAGCGAATTAGACCATGGCAACTACCAACTTTTTGCTGGTCAACCATACGATTCAGGTAGAGATCGACACCACCCCCACCGCAGCGCAGCCCACTTGGGTCGCTTTCGGCGATGGCATCGAAAATCTGACCGAGGCACTGAATGAGGTTGTGCAGCAATATTTCTTTTTCTCCGGCGGCGGCTTTGCGCAGAACTATGTCACCGGCATGGCTCCCGCTTACACCGTGACCGGTCACCGCATTGTCGGCGATCCCGCCCTTGACTGGATTTTCTCCCCCGAGCGCAAGTTCGGACTGATGACCCAGAGAAACACCCAGCTCCGCCTAAGTGTTGCACAGGCAGACGGAAGCACCGAGCAGATCACCGCACCGATCACTTTGGCGAACCTGACCGATCTCGGTGGCGCGACCACTGACGGCGCGGCTATTTCTTTCGAAATGCGCATTAACGGTCAGCCGACCTTAACCAACACCCCGGCGTAAACAGTCAGCCCCTCGCTTTCGGCGGGGGGCTTTTCTTTAAGGAGGTAAACAGATGTACGTTATTAAGACAAAAAAACACATTCAGGAACAGCTGAGACTGGAAAACGGAGCGGGCGAACCGCTGGAGCTTACCGTTGACCTGTGGATCAATGACGTTTTGCATCAGTATAACAAGCTTCGCCTGATGCTCGGCGAAGCACAGCACGAACTTCAGAACGATCCGCACTCCGAAAAGGCACAGGCTTCCTATGGAGCTGTACTGGTCGCTTTTTTAGAGCTGATCTTTGGGACCGAAAACGTGGAAAAGCTACTTGCTTTCTACGCCAACAGATACACCGACCTGCTGGAAGATGTCGCCCCGTTTATTGTCGAAGTGATCCAGCCGAAGGTCAACACCGCGATCCAGACAAAGGCGCAGAACCTCAAGAAAATGGCACAGAAAGCCCGAAAGGCGAGACGATGAAATTCTACCAGCCCCTGCCTGAAAATGTCGAATACAAGGGGAAAACTTACGCGGTAGACTTTTCCTTTTCGACGGTGCTGGCGGTGCTTGACGTTCTCGAGGATGAAGAAATGACCGCCGATCAGAGGGCGGGCGCAGCTCTTGACCTGCTGATCCGGCAAAAGCACCCAAACGAGCGGGAGCTTCTTGAGGCTGTTTTACTGCTGATTACTCCAAAGAAAAAACGTACAGCAAACGGACCGCCGAGCATGGATTTCTCGCAGGATTGGGAATACATCTATGCGGGATTCCGGCAAGCTTACGGGATCGACCTTTTCCGCGAAAATCTCCACTGGCTGGAATTTTCCGCGCTGGTCAAAAGCTTGCCAAAAGGGACCCGAATGCGGGAAATTATCGAAATCCGCGCTATGCCGGTTCCAAAACCGACAAAGCACAACGCGGAACAGATAGCCGCTATCCTGCGGGCAAAAACAGAGCACGCCCTTACCGCACGTCCTGCGAACCTGCAGAAAGGGCTGCAGAAACTTTATGAAACTCTAAAATCACAAGCGATAGGCAGGTGATTAAATGGCAAATGGACCTATTGAGGTCGGCGGTGTCAAGTATACTGTTGATCTCGATGATTCTGATCTCGATTCACAAATCCCAAAAACAGAAAAGAAAGTCGGCGGGCTAAAAGGCGCATTTTCCGCAGTCGGAAAGGTAGGCGGCGCAGCCATTAAAGGCCTTGGCGCGGCATATGTGGGGCTGACCTCTGCCGCTGCCGCAAGCGTGGCAGCCGTTGCAAAAATGGGCGTGGAATATAATGCCCAAATGGAAGTTTACCAAACTTCTTTCGCCACTATGCTCGGAGATGCGGAAAAAGCGCAGGCTTTGACCGATAACCTCAAGACCCTTGCAGCAAAGACACCGTTAGCAATGACCGACCTCGCCGAAGCTTCCCAGACCCTTCTGGCGTTTGGAACTTCGGCGGAAGCTTTGCCGGATCAGCTGAAGCGGCTGGGAGATGTGGCACAGGGCAACGCCCAGAAGCTGGGCACGATGGCGACAGCATTTGGTCGAATCCAGTCGAACGGGCGAGCTTCTCTGGAAGAGATCAATATGATGATTGATCAGGGATTTAACCCCCTGAACATTATCGCAGAGCAAACAGGCGAGACCATGGAACAGGTGCGGGATCGTGTCTCAAAAGGACAGGTCTCTTTTGAAGAAATGTCCGAAGCCTTGCGCATCGCAACCGATGAGGGCGGGCAGTTCTACAACGCCATGGAAAACCAGAGCAAGACCTTTGAGGGACAAATGTCTACTCTGCAGGATAACCTTAGCGCACTTGCCGGGACCTTGACAAACGACCTTTTCGCAAGCCTTTCGCAGTCTGCCCTTCCGCAGGTCAATGCGTGGGTGGATGAGCTTCTCACCGCTGCGGAAAAAGGCGGCGTAGAGGGTGCGATCGATGCCGCTGGATCAATTCTTTCGGAAGCGATCACCGCGCTGCTTGATGCCGCGCCCGATATGCTCGATACCGCCCTGTCTTTGGTGGGGTCCTTCCTTGACGGTGTACAGGACAGCCTCCCGGATGTTCTGAACGGCGCGGAGGAGCTGCTCTGGACACTGGTGGATGGGCTTATTGATAAAGCCCCCCAGCTGCTCTCCACAGGCTTCCAGCTGATAGCCTCGCTGCTTAGCGGGTTTGGGCGATCTTTGCCCCAGATCATATCCAAAGCGGGCGAACTGGTCAACGCCATCATCGACTCGTTTTTCCAAATCAACTGGCTGCAGGTCGGTCGAGATGTAATCTGGGGAATCATCCAAGGTCTGGGTTCCCTTGGCGGTGCACTCTGGGATGCGGCTGCCCGAATTGGTGAAAACGTACTAAATGCGATTAAAGGCGTTTTTGATAGCCATAGCCCATCCAAAAAGGCGCGGGCTTTGGCGGCTACCGTTCCGCAGGGTATCGTTGCAGAATTTGACGAAGATACCACCGTCGAGAAAGCTTCTCACCGGCTGGGCAATAAGGTGCTTGACCCGCTTTTCCAAGATGTCGCGTACAACCTGCCGGACAGCTCCGGACTGGCGAAAGATTTGGCATATTCTTTTTCCGGCTCGGTCTCCGGCGGCGCACAGATCGAAGTCCCGCTGTACCTTGACGGGCGGGAAATTGCACGTGCTTCCGCATGGTACATGGGCGAGCAGCTAAGCTGGGAGGAAAGATAGATGAGCGAAACTCTTTACATCAACGGCATTTCTCTCGCTGATCTGGGCGCGGAAGGGATGCGGGAATATGCGGTCGGCGGTTCGCCGATCACAAACGACTTTTTTCAAGGCAGGAACCGGACGAGCTTCAACCTTTTAATGGCTTCTTTCGGTTTGAAACCGATTAAGTTTACCCTGGCATTTTCTGGCGCACACCGCCGCGAAGTCGTGCTGAAAAAGACCAAAGTGGACGGGCTCCTTTTTGGAAACCCCGAGATTTTCCTTCCTGACGGATTCTTTTACAGCTGCATCCTTGATGCAGTCGGAGATCTTGTTTGGGAAGGGCAGGAGGGAAACGAGTGGGTCGCAACGGTTGAATATTCCTTGAAAGGAATCCAGCATGATCCGCTCGAAGAAGTGACCGGCGGCGAAGTGTTCTGCCGCTCAACTACGCCCTTTACTGACTGCGTTCTCTCTGTCACCGCTTCGGCGGCGGCGGAGAGCTACCAGCTGGGCGGGGCTACGTTCCAGAACGTTCAGGCGGGCGAAAAGCTGACCTTTGACGGGATCAATAAAAGAGTGCTGAGAAACGGCGCACCGGCGGCGGCTAATGTTTATTTTATCAATTTCCCCCAGCTGACCCCCGGCGCGAACACCTTCACAGCAGCCGATCCGGTCACGGTGCAGTATTACCCCACTTATTTGTAGGAGGACACCATGCTTACACTTTACGCAAACGGGCAAGCTTACCCGTTAAATATGGATGACTACTATCTGCGGGAGCTGGCGAGCGGGCTGGATGAGGTTGTTTTTAACATCTCCATCCACGACCCCGTTTATCCTCTGATCGAGGAAGAGGCAAGCATCCGTGACCGAGACCAGCAGACCTACCTGATCAAGCAGATCGATGCTGGGAGCGATACCGCCAAAGTGGTCGCCCAGCTCGATCTGGACGATCTGCGGGCGGTGGTTTACCCGGCGATCAACGGCACTTACAGCATCGACCGAATTTTGCAGAATGTGGTCAACAATACGGAATGGACTTACGAGGATAAAAGCCAGATGAGCCAGACCGTCCGGCTCGACCTTATTGGCGTTACCCCCGTAGATATCGCCATCACGTTGGCAGAACTTCTCCCGGCGGCAGTGCGCTTTGACACGGTCAATAAGAAGCTGACCCTTTTAAATCCGAAGCTGAATGAACCCGTGGGGGCTTTCGCTACCACCGATTTGAACCTGCGGGCACTCAACTACAAGGGCAAATCAAACGGCTTTGCTACGCGGCTTTATGCCGCCGGTGCGGACGGTCTGACCTTTGCCGCGATCAACAACGGGAAGGAATACATCGACAACAACGAATATTCCGCCCGCATCGTGGCGGCATACTGGAAGGATGAGCGATACACCACACCGGAGAGCCTTTTGGCTGCGGCAGAGGAAAAGCTTGCACAAATGGCGATCCCTGCGCGGTCTTACGACTGTGACGTGGTCGATCTGAAAGCGACCAATCCGGGGCTGTATAACTTCCAAGACTTTTCCCTCTTTTCCGTAGTCAAATTGATCGACAAAAACCGGAATACGGCAATCAATCACCAAGTTGTTGAAAGATGGACCTATCCCTATTATCCCGAAAAAAACAAGGTGATTCTTTCCACATCGCCGCCGAAAATTCAGAACCAGATCACCCAGCTGACCCAAAGCATCACCAACCCCAACAGCCTTTTCCAGCAGCAACAGGCGGCAGCCATTGCGGGCGCGACCAACTGGATCACCGGCAACAATGGCGGGTATGTGATTTTTCGAAAAAATGACGATGGCGAGCCGTATGAAATCCTGATAATGGACACCGACAGCATCGAGACCGCCACAAAAGTCTGGCGTTGGAACAATGGCGGGCTTGGTTTCTCCTCAAATGGCTACAACGGACCCTATTCCACTGCCATCACGCAGGACGGCGCAATCGTTGCCGACTTTATCACAGCCGGGACCTTGAACGCCAACGTCATCAAAACTGGAATCCTGCAAGGAATTAACGGCGGTTCTTCGATTAACCTCGATACAGGAGAGGTTAACATCGAGGGGACAATGACCACAAAGGCAGACGATTCCGAGCAACATGTATTAATAGAAGGCACCCGTGTTTCCTTTAAATATGGCGACACTGTGGTCGGATATATTGGAGGCGAGCCCAACTGGTATAACCTCAAAATTCCCGCCAACTTTTCCTCCTTCCAAGTTAACTATGGTTCGTCCAACCCGACCCAAATTGTGGCGACTCTTGACCGTGATGGACTGGTGTTTGAGGATGTTAATACTGGTTTTGGAAAGTGGAGTTATACCCCCACGGGGATTGAAGTCAATGGCGAGTGGTTCACGCCAATTCGATTTGTGACAAACGACAACGAGACCGTGTATTTGCTCGGTCATTGGTAAAAAAGGGGTGATTTTTTTGCAAATTTATACAAAAATCGACCTTGACCTTCTCCGCCCGGCGGTGCAGGTTATTGTTAACGCCAAACAAAATGACAAGGCGAGCCGGTTCATCCAGGCGAACCTGTGGGAGGGCGGTCAGCCCTTCGCACCGGGCTCCGTTCTGGCGACTTTTCGGGTATTGAAGCCGGACGGCACTGCCGCTTTTTATGACACCAACGAAAACGGCGACCCTGCAATCGTTATCGATGGCAATATTGCCACCATTGAACTGGTCGAACAGGTGTTGACAGTTCCCGGCGATGTGGCGGCGGAGCTGAATCTTTACACCGCCGGCGGCGAAAAGCTGACCTCGTTCACTTTTGTCATCCGCGTCCAAACTTCTGTACTGAATGATGCGGAAATTTCTTCCTCTGATTACTTCAACGTTCTGACAAACACCCTGACACAGGCGCAAGCGGCGGCAGACAGGGCAGAGGCGGCGGCAGACAGGGCAGAGGATTTGTCCGAAGGGGTTGTAAGATCGATTAATGGACAGACCCCCGACAGCTCTGGCGCGGTGTCTATCGACGTGGGCGTTCTCACTGTCAACGGGCAGTCTCCGGACGGCGACGGCAATGTCAACGTGCAGGCGGGGGTCACCTCCGTCTTTGGCAGAGAGGGCGCAGTAACGGCGCAGCCCGGCGACTACAACATCAGCCAGATCACCGGTGCGGTCCGTCCCAACCTTTTGGACAACTGGTATTTCGGCAATCCCGTCAACCAGCGGGGAGAGACGGAATACACGGGAATTACCTATGGCATTGACCGATGGCAGGGAGCAACATCAGACACGGTGGTGACCGTTCAAAATGGCAGTGTTGCGATCACAGGACAGGTTTACCAGAAAAGTGAAATCCCTTTTGATAATTTAGCGGGCAAAACGGTGACCCTTTCGGCGATGGAAGCGGACGGAACCTTACACAATATCATTTGTATTATTCCGACCACAAAACCGACAGCGTATTCGACGATTCAAGATACCGAAAAACTGCGCTTTGCATTTGACGGCACCTATTTCCGATCGCAGCTGAAAAGCGGGGCTTTTGTCGCCGCAAAACTCGAACTGGGCGAAGGTCAGACCCTTGCCCATCAGGATGAAAACGAAAACTGGGTGCTCAATGGAATTCCAAATTATGCCGAAGAGTTGGCAAAATGTCAGCGGTACTTCATTCGACTGTCCGGCAATTATGACAGCAACGGCGATTTTGTGGCCATTGGTTTTAATAATAGCACAAATCAGATGCGCGCGTTGGTTACTCTACCAGCAACGATGCGGGCAAAGCCTGTGTGTGCGTTTTACAACATCGTAGATAAAGACGGCGCAAATATCACATTGAATTATTTGGGTTGGGGTGCTGGTGGCAGCGACAGATATACTCTTGTGTGTACGATGGAAACAGCAAGAACCGCAAACGAAATTAATGCCGTACGCTTTGGGGCGAACGGCTACATCGATTTTGATGCCAACTTATAAGGAGGGGCGGAGATGGAATTTTATAATAAACACTATATTCTCCTTGACGAAGAAAGCCGCATC